CGCCCGGGTCGTGAGAAACGAACATCAGGCGGACAGGGTCTTTGCAGGCCTCGTCGATGGTCAGGTTGTGAGCGCGGAAGTGATTGCGGGCGGCGGCGAACGCGGCCACATGCTCGTCCTTGGTCTTGCAGACAGGTATGCGGGCGATGCCCTTGACTCCGTGGCCGGATGGCGACACGAACGCCGCAACGATGCGCGGCTCGGCTTGTAGGATCTCGACGATCTCCTCGACCGTCCAGCCTACGTTGTCGGCAGCGTCGAAGTCGAGCTGGAGTAGGCCGCTGTGGCTGAACCTGCCCTCCTCGATGGCCTTGGCGCGCTTGCCGTCGGCAGTGCCGCTGATACTGACCGCTTGCAGGTCTTTCTTGGCGACCGCGTAGCCGTCGTCGTCACCGGCGGCGAGCGTGGCACGCAGGTATTTGATCTTGAATGCGAACTCATCGCTGCGGATCGCGTCGATGAGGTCGGAGAGCGTGGTTGTCGCCGTGGCGGTCGAGGCCGTGGCGGATGAGTAGAAGTCGATTTCGGGGTGTTGCATGGTGGTGGTCATAAAAAATAAACCCACTGCCGAGCATGCCCCGGCAGTGGGTGGGGTTGTCAATCAAGTCCGGCTAGTAGCGGCACTTCCTCCATAAGTCGGCCTTTTGCCGCTTCTTCGCAGTTGCGCACCGCTTGGCGGAAATACGCCTCTTTTAGTTCAATTCCAATAGCTTTTCTGCCGTTCAGAATCGCACCGTATGCTTCGCTGCCGACTCCCAAGAACGGGGTCAGGACAACCTCACCGGGATTGCTCCAAAGGACACAAGCACGTTCGATCACGTCGAGCTGAAGCGGGTGGACATGCTTCTCGTCGTCCTTATCCCTTGCTTCTTTGTAGGGAAGGACGTTATCAATGCGGATGTCATCCCAAAAGGACGATGCGTATTGCCTCCATATCCAATGACTGAATCGATTCTCTTTCTGGTCGCCCTTGTGTCCTCGATACTGTTGTAGTTCATGCGGCATGATGCGCTCTCCGCAATACTTCATCAGCCCTACCTCATGTGATACCGGCACTTGGTTTTCCCCAGTTTTACGGAAAACAAGCAACTGGTCGGCTGTGGCAACATCGCAAAGGGTGCTATCCTCAGTTAGCGTGCGGTGTGCCAGTCCTTTCGCCATTGTCCGCAATCTAACGCCGAGCGGCTCTTTCCAGATATGACGGCGCATACAGTATTGAAACCCATGCTTTTCATGTTCGCGGATGATGTCACCGGGGAAGTCAATCAATCCGGTTCCGGTGTTTGCACCGCATCCCATCTTGGCCGTTGCTCCGTTGCCCTTGCCGGGAACGTCCATGCAGTGAACCACGGTCATGCGTCCGGGCTTTGTCACCCGTGCGATTTCCGATATAAGAAATGAGTAGTGTTCAAAGAACTCTTGATAAGAGTCATTATTACTCATATCCCTTGGGTCGGATGAGTAGTTATACAGCCCGCAAAAGGGAGGGGAGTAAACGGACATATCCACAGATTCATCGGGCAGGGTTGGAAGGACTTCGCAACAGTCGCCGTTATACAGCGCGTATTGATCCTCTATTACTTGTTGTTTTACAGCCATTTTGGTAGTTTCTCTTGGTTTGTGTTTTCGTTTTTGTGTTCAATCACCAACTCATTGTTGATGTGTGAAATTAGGCTTTTGAACATTTCCTCGGCTTGTCTCGCCTTGGTGTTCATGTTTCCGAGCACGCGGGATTCCGCCTCGGTTGTGATTACGTCGATTGTAACGGGATGCTTTTGACCGAAACGCCACGACCTGCGAATGGATTGATACCATTGTTCAAAGGAGTGGGATGGAAAGAATGTTTGGCGGTGGCAATGCTGCCAGTTCAATCCGAATCCGGCGACGACTGGCTTGCTAACAAGAACCCGCGCTTGTCCGCTTGCGAACGCCTCAAAAAGCTCTTCTTTGCGCTCGTCTGAGTCTTTGCCGGATACTTGCACCGCGTCAGGAATGAGCTTTTCTAGCAAGTCGCCTTCGTTGTTCGTGTGGCACCAACATACGACGGAATCATTACCTTGGTTGGTGATTTCAGCGGCTTTCTCGCATCGCTCCGCAAGCGTCCTTGTCCTTTCCGCCCGTTGTTCGGCAAGCGTTACGGCTGGCATTTCAAACAGCATATCCACGGGCTTCGATTGCGGCTTTACCGTGTGCTGATTCGTGATAAGTGGTGGTAATTCAAATCCATCATCTGAAAAACCAAGGTCGGAAGGCTTGCGCACGGCACGCGCCCAGCTTGCGATCCATCTCCAAAAATCACGCTCGCTATGTCCACGGAAACGATAAGTCCCGCTGCGAAACTCTTGGCTCCGGCTCATCGTAGCTTCAGCTTTCTTGAAGAACTTTCCTAGCATATCCATGAATCCAAGGTATCCCAATGCCTCCGAGGATGTGCCTAGTTCGATGTGATCGTTAGGCGCGGCGGTTGCCGTCCATAGGCTTCGGAATTGCATCTTGCGGGCGAACTCCGTGACGGCTTGCTTCGTCACTCCGTCGAATGACTTAAGGATCGATGATTCATCGCAGCATATTCCGGCAAAGTCCCATTCGTTAAATAGGTGGAGTTTCTGATAGTTCGCCACCGTGATCGGCGCGGATACCTTGCCGTCAAACGATCGTGCCGCGTGCATCCCAAAGCGTTCAGCCTCCTTCACGGTTTGTGCTCCTACGGCAAGCGGGGTGAGTAGCAGAACGGGCTTGCCTGTCTTGCGGTGGACGTTCTCGCACCAGGTAAGCTGCATTAGCGTCTTGCCTAGTCCACAGTCGGCAAAGACCGCCCCTCGCCCTTTCCTGCATATCCACTCAATAAGGTGGCGTTGGAAATCGAATGCCTCATCGGGCATCCAGATTGGATCAAATCCGAAGTTTCCGGCAAGCTGCGACTTCCGGTCAATAAATGTCTCGTAGGTGTTGTTCATGTTTGTTCAAAAAGGCGCGCCCCGTTCACGAGAATGGCTGACCCTTGGCAATACCAAGGCACTCTCGCGCAACGGGGCGCATTTTGTTTGGGTGTGATTTCATCGGGGCAGCACCGAAGGTCGCTAGTGGCGACGGGGTGAGAATATGTGGATTTCGGAATCATGCAAGGTTTTTGTTCTCAGTCGTCGTAGCCAATCGCATCTTTCAGGCCTTTCAGCGTGCAGATGTCGCCATCGGCGAGGTGCAGGTTTTGCTCAATCGTCGTGCGGATGGCAAGCGTGAGCGACTCGATCATTGCAGCAGCGTCCCGCAAGCACATCGCTGGTATGTGGTCTGGGGCTTGGATGTCTGCCGCAAGGATGCGGAGGGCTTTGGGCATGTGGTGGAGTTCTTTGGCGGTCATAGTGGTGGGGTTAGTTGATGCGGATCTGCTTGGCGATCCAATTCGCCTGCGACAGCTCCTCGGCACGGCAAAGCTCGCGCAGGCGGTCTGCGTCCTGCGGTTCGAGGCGGACGGTGATGGGCTTGCGCGGGATGGTGCGGGGCTTGCGGCCTGCGCCTTTGCGTGCGCCTCCTCGGGTTGTTTTGGGTGTCATGGTGTATTGTTTTAGAGATTTACGAACTAATCAGCGTCATATTCTGCGGAAGTGGAGGTCAACAATAAGTTCGGCTCAAAAAATCGGCATCCGAAGTTCGCGTCGGTTTCTACGCTGTCCACGCTTGCGCCGTCCCATCCTCCAGATGCAGTAATTTCCGTTCCACGCTGGATGCGCTTACAGACGGCATCGAGCCATCCGTCATCGGGGTGCTTATCTCGCGGGTATTCAGCGAGGCTTTCACGGGTTCGGGTTGTCGCTTGCCAGTGGCGGCAGTCACGACAAAAGCCGAACAAGGCGCTGGACCTAATGCCCACCGCATCGGCGGTTTCAGTGGTTGCGGAGTCTGTTGGCGCGGTGGTCATAGGTCAGCTTGGGCGTTCGGCAGAAGGATTTTTCGCGCTTGGTTGATTGCCATTTTCAGCACGTCACACACATCGCCATATCGGGCGACAAGGGTGAATTGTTGGCGATCCATGGCCTGTTCGCGGAAGGAATCCCAGCGGTCATGCTCTTGCTGGATGCTGGCGATATACCGCTCAACCATCTCAGCCGAACAAGACGCTCCATGGAACGCCGAGGAAGTCGGTTTTTGATTCATAGTTTTAGGGTCGGCGTCCATGAGCTAGGCGTTCACCAGAGATTCAGATTCCGTGGCGACGTTTTCCAGTTCGACGGCGGTTGGTTCGCGGAAGCGTCCACATTGGAATCCAGGCTCGATTCCGTGTTTGTTTGGTCGGTTCTCCAGTTCGCGTAGCAGGACGGCACACGTCCCGCGCAGTTTCCAGTCTTGCGCTGGCACGATGTCGCGCACCGTGTAGATGCTGCCTTTGCGGGGCAGGGCGTTGAAGATGTCGTTGATTCCGGCAGGGAATCGGTCGTCTATGCAGATTACTTTTGCGTTGATGTCGAACATGGTTTCGGAGCTTGGTTGGTGATAGTGCAGAATTAAAGAATCACCGCGAACCCAGCATCCTTGGCTGCTTGCGTCCATTTTGTGCGGTCAGCTTTTTTGATTGCCTTGGCGCGGAGTCCTTTGACTTCGGCGGCGGAGCAGTCGGCCATTGCACAGGTGTATCCAAGGGCGTTGATGAAGGTAACAGTCTTTGCTGTCATGTCGGTGATCATGGCGCAATGTGTAGATTTAGTGGCGTGTGCTGCGTTGGTCATGCACAAAGAATGCCCCACCATTGAAAAACTACAAGCTATTTTTCTAAGAATCTTCATTTTCTTTTATTCTACAAGGGAAGAAAGTTTCCCGGACATCCGCTGGAGAGCGCGGACGGCGTGCAACATGCCGGTCTGGGTGTCGCTTTTGTCCCTTAATGCCTCGGCCACCGCATCGTCGATTGTGCCGGGGCAGATGATGCGGTAGATGATCGTCTCGGCGGTCTGGCCGGTGCGGATTAGGCGGGCGTTGGTCTGAACGTAGGTCTCGTGGGAGTAGGTGAGCGAGCACCAGATCGCGATGCGGCATGACTTCTGGAGGCCGTCAATGCCGTGGGATAGGCTGCGCGGATCGGCGACCCATACCGGGATGCGGCCGTCTTGCCAGTCACGCAGGAGCAGCTCGTCGAACATGCGGGCTTCGGGGATCGCGGCGAGGATGCGGGCGGACTCGTGCTTGAACGCGGTGAGGATCAAGACCGGCTCACCGCGGTGCTTGTCGAGCAGGGTGCGCAGCGCGTCGAGCTTGGCGGCGTGCACGGGCAGCACGTTGCGGTCTTCGTCATAGACCGCGCCGGACGTAAGCTGAAGCAGCTTGTTGACCAGCACCCCGGCGGAGGGCGCGGTGATCTCGCCATCGGCAATCTCGGCCAGCATCTCTTTTTCGAGCGTCTTGTATTGCTTGCGAGCAGCGGGCGGTAGGGCAGCCGGGATGTCGATAAAGGATGAGGAAGGCAGGTCGTTCGGATCGCCAACCATGACCAACGCGAGGTCGGAGAGGCGGCGGTCGATCTGCTCCTTCGCGCCAGTGATGAGCTTGTAGGTGTATCCCATGTAGTCGGCGGGGTAGAAGTGCTCGTCCTTGTAGCTGCTGAACGTCTTGCCCAGCCGCTTGCCATCGTCGAGCATGCGCACCTGCATCCAGAGGTCGAGGTAGTTGTTCGGGATCGGCGTTCCGGTTAGTCCCCAGCGTCGGGTGATCGCACCGAGGTGCTTGTGGAGGGCTTTGAAGCGTTTGGACTGCGGGTTCTTGGCGAGGCTGAGTTCGTCGATCACCAGCGTATCGACGGGACAGACGAACGTCTTGCGCTTGGGGAACATCAGCGGCAGGCGGTTGGGCAACAGCTCGGAGTTAATCAGGTAGATGTCGGCGGTGCCGTCGAGCCACGCTTGCAGCCCCTCGGCGGTGCGGAGGTTGGCCACGCGCATCCAGCTTGTATGCGCCCACCGTGCCACCTGCGCCGGCCATGTGATGCTGCAGACGCGGAGCGGAGCGACGATCAGCGCACCTCGTAGCTGCCCGCAGGTGGCGAGCGTGTCCAAGGCCGTGAGCGTCACTACGGTCTTGCCCTTGCCGGGCGACACGAACAGGGCAGCGCGGTCGTTGGCGAGCAGGTGATCGACCATCGGGAGCTGATAGTCGAACGGGCGGAAGGTTTCGGTCATTGCCATGTTGCTGTTAGCCCAAGAGAAAGGCGGTTTGCGTGGTGATCGGTGCGTTGATTTCATAGCGTTGGCTTTGTCCTTTCGGGTATGGTTCCACAGGGTATTTGAGAGCCGCCCTGATTGCGGCCTGTTGCTTTTTCGTTCCCACCGCGAAGACGTAGCGATGCTTTCGCGGGCGGTCATCGAGATAGAAGTCGTCTCCGTATTTCTCCCTCATCCATTCGGCGCGTTTGGCTTGACCTCGGCTTTCGTCCGCCACGGTTGCGCCGTGGAGATGTTCGCGGCCTTTGATTTTCCAGTCTGTGCGCTTCGCGCTCAGTCCGGTGTAGATGAAGTTCGTTGCTTGGTAGATGTAGCCGACATGCCCTTGCGCCGTGTCCGCGTAGCTTACCACCACGGACGGTTTCGGCAGCATCCGCAGCGACCTTCCCACCAGCAGGCTTGCCACGTTCGGGGAGTTCTCGCAGCACAGGCGATTGAGTTCCAGCACATGCTCCGCCCATTCGTCGCCGCATAGTCCGCCGCGCAGCGGTGCGCTTGCTGGCGTGCCGTATGTCACCACCCCGACAAGTTCCGTTCCCCTCCACGCCCCAAAGGCGTAGGAGATCGGACACATGCGCTTTGCATAGTGCCTCATCAGTAGGAACGGTTCAGCCTCCCTCGCTGGAATCGCAGTCACCACCAAAGGGCTAACAAGGTGCTGCATGGAATGCCTCGTAGCGTCTTTGGCGAGTTCGGGAGTCTGTGAGGCGGCATCCATGAGCTTATGCGTTATCATGTCGATCAGCCGCTTGCCCGCCGCGATGTCGTCGCAGCAGGCAGCGTGGAACGTGTGCGCTGCCAGCCGGTCGAGCCAGCGGGCTTGCAGCGCGGTAGGCCGCTTGCCTGGAGCCTTGAACTCGACAAACAGCACGCGGCCTTGGTAGAGGAACATGCGGTCTGGCTGCCCTTTCTGGTTCTGCCCGGCGAGCTTGAGTGACAAGCAGCCCTTGGCCTTGGCGTAGGCGCAGACTGCCTGCTCGATGGTGGACTCTCTCATGGCTTAGGGGTTAGGGATTGAAGGGCTTCGTAAAGTTCTACGTCGCAGAAGTCTGGGGCAAATGGGAATGTGTCTTTGTGCTTACGAATCGCCTCCGCCAGCCTGTCGCGCTGTGCGGTCATGGCGGTTAGTTCTTTACGCAATCTTCGCACGTTATAAAGCGCATCGTCTTCGCTGTCAGTTGTGTATTTCTCTAATTCAATTCGCGCCTTGTCCCGCTCGCGTTCTAGCTTGCGGGCGAAGTCGGCACACACTTTCGATCCGATTCGTAAATCTCCGGCTTTCCATGTTTCAGCATCCGTCTCAGGTGTTGGTCGTGTGTTCATGGTTTCGGGGGTAGGGATTGGAGGGCTTGCTGGGCTTTTTCAAATGCTTCTGGCATGGATGCTGGCATAAAATCCAAACTGTCAATACTGTTGCAAGATTCTACCAATTCCTGCAGAGCCTCAGCCAGCATGTCGCGTTGTGCGGTGACGGTGGCGAGTTCGTTTTGGGCAAGCGCGGCCATTTCGACTGCTACCTGCCATTTGTTTTGCCATCCGATGTTCTCCGCCTGTGCCTCACGCAAAAGCTCCCATGCAGCCAGTTCGGATTGAGTATCGTTCTCGACCTCATCATCCGTTCGCCCCCGCCCCTCGGCAATGGACATCCAGCGGATTGATTCTGCCCGTGCCTCGTCCCGCTCGCGGATGGCGGCTGCTCTTTCATGGGCGGCGCGGTCGATTATGTTCAGCATTCCACCAGTCTTCAAAGCTTCCCGCGTCTCGTTGAGTTCGCGTTCGAGTTTGCGGGCAAAGTCAGCATCGACCTTGTCTGATGAGGTCGCCATGCGCTCGCCGTTGGATTTTCTCCATACGTCAACGGCGGCCTCGTCTGTTCTTGGTGTGTCAGTGTTCATCGGTTTCTTACGATTGGTTTTTTGAATGCGTGGATGTGGGCGAGGTTGGCGACTGCGGCGACGTC